CTTGCTCTTACAAGCCGGGCACTGATAGATACGGGTTCTTAAAAGCATCTTCGCACTCCGCTAGGGGTTGTGACTTTTCCGCGCCCGAACCTTGAGTCGGACTTCAGCATGGAGGCTATCTTAACACAACCTTCAAGCATCTGTGTGTGTAGTTTTTCATCGGGCTGAATGATCTCGCGCGACAATCTTAAGGGGTGCGGTGCCCGAGGATCGAACGACGAGAACCATCCCTCGTGCGCGCCGGTCACCAGGATCTGGCCCTGCACCTGGGTCTCATACTTGCGGTTGCTCTTCAGCCCCTGCAGGTACAGCACCGTGTGGTTCTTCTGAAGGTAGGGTGCCTTGATCTCTCCAGTTATCTCGGTAGTCTTTCCTCCGTCAGTAGAGATACCGTAGTCCGGCGTCGCCGCGAGAATCGGAACCTCCGGGTGACACAGGAATCCAGGCTCGTAAGTCTTGACGTCGTACATCATCTCGATAAGGTTGCGCGCCTGCGTCTCGTGATCCTTGCCCCAGGAGAGCGCCGCGCCTTGAGCCTCTGCTGGCCATGTGAAGCCATCGGCCAGTTCAGCATCCAGCTCATCAAGCATCTTGTTCTTGGCGGCTAACGTGCCGTACAGGACGGTGTGCAGTCGCTTCGAGGCAGTGATCTTGCCGCGCCGGGCGGACCACCACTCAGGGGAGTAGGGTTTGATGTAGGGCGGTCCGTCGTCGGCTGCGAACTTCTCTACGTCAGCGAACGCTGCTTCGTAGGCAGCTGCACCGGCCTTCTCTTGCACAGAACCCCCTTCCTCGGGATTTGTGGATGGAAATGGAACTCTCATAAATGACAGGGAAAACTTGCGCGATTCAGGCTGTCATCGTTAAGGTTGGTCGATCCGTCCTCGAACCCTGCGATGTAACCACTCTCCCAGCCAGTCATGCGGCCGAAGTCGGTTCCTTTCTCGTAGCCGCGCCCATACCCGTCCTGGGCACACAGGAAGCCTACAGCGAACAGGACGATGATATACCAGATCACGCAGAGACCAAAGCCAGTGACTTGATCGCTACAGCGTAGAGATCCTTCACGCGCGCGTACACTGCGTCAGCTGGCTCTTTGCCGCTGTCCTTCTCGTCAACCTTCGTCACCGGGCGCGAGTCATTGAACGACGACAGCTCAGCAGGACTGATGTCACCGGCAGCCGCTAGCAAAAGTTTCAACAGAAAATACTGCTGGTAGTCGTGACTGACGTTCTCTGCCGCTCCCAGCATGCAGAACTTTACAGCCTGACGGGTCCGCGCGGTTTTCAATTCGCGGCCCTGGGAGTCCAGCGCGTATGCTCCCTGAATCCAGGCATCGCGCGTGAGCAGGCTATCGGCCTGACGCAACATTGTCAGGTACACGAATGGGTTTTTCACCCACTTTCCACCCTTCTTCTTGCCAAGGATGGCCTCAATTTCGCTTGTACTAATCACGACGTCGCCTTATGGTTCAGTGTGTCTATGCAGTCGTCCTGCTGCTCGGCTGTCAACTCGTCGAAAAACTTCACACCGTAATACTTCTTCACGGCTTCCGGGTCTGTGCCTGTGCGCTCGATCTGATCCTTGATCTGCTTTAGCTTGCCTGTAACTACCACAGCGCTTTCGACAACACCCTTGCCGTCGTCGTCCTCATCGGCAGGCGAGACAGTCATCATCGTGTTTGCCTGATAGCGCTTCATGTAGGTGAACGCGCCGCCCATATCATGGATGTCCGTGATGGGGCCGAAGAGCATGACCGGACTTGAGCGCACGATCTCATCGTCAGCAGACTTGCGGATGAAAGTCTGTACGCTTGCGTACAGTTTGCCGTCATGGATCTCGCTCCCGGCGTTCTGGTCGAGGTACAGTTCCTGCGCCTGAAGCACAGGTTTGTAGGTGGCGAAGATCTTATCAAGCGGGGTGTACGAATATTTGTACGTTCCCTTCTTGCCGCTGACAGTTACTTCATCGGTCTTGCCGATTACCGGCGCAGCGTAGTGGAAGCTCGCGAGCGCGCTGCGTCCCGGCGTGATCTTCGTTTCTGTTGGTTTAGCCATTTCAGTTTACCTTGCTTCGTGGAGGAATGGGTGTGTCTTGGGCCGACGTGCCGATCTCGTTGCCGACCATCTGCGTGTGCCAGCGGTGATAGTCTCGCTGCACCATAGCCTCGAATGCCTCCATCGCAAGATCGTTGCGGCGCATGAAGGCGTAGAAGAACTGCCAAGGTGAGAGGAAGAGGCGAGCCTCGGTGTATTCCTCAAGCGACATGGAGAACAATATCGTAAGTATCTCCATCACCTTCGGGGTGATTCGATACGACGTGCCATCAGTCTTTATCTGCACTGGAATCGAAACTGCCATATGCTCACCAGATCTCGTTGGTGGAAGTTGGGCGTCTAGAATAGCACACTTCCCATGAGTCGATGAGAGCGCATTCGGACGGTGTGAGTTGGGGTGGATGTCCGTGTTTACGCCATGCCGCTTGTAGAGCAGCCTCCACATGGCGAAAGCGATGTTCATCACGACGCTCGACTTCAGGTAGCGCATCAAGCTGCTCTGATGTCAGGCGTATCATTCTGGCGGAACTCACCAAGCGATTCATCCCAGGGCGCGATGTCGGTCCTGGTCCACAACCTGTCGAATCTGGACTCAGTCCAGACAGGCTTGTAGATGTCGTAGGGTTCCGTGCTTGGCTTGCGGAACCTGGGTAGAGGAACTGGCATCTGTTCGCCAGCAAGGAACCTGTGTCTGGCCTCTTTAAGCGCCGGTAACTTGTAGGTCATTCCAGCGTGCATGAGGGCAACAGCCAGTGACTGACAGTCGTCGCAGTATGGACGACCAGGGTGATTGGCTGGTGACTTACAGACGATGCATTGCTTAGCCATCCTCTGATGCTACCACAACCGAGGAGGAGATGTCAATCAGTTTGGTACAGGTCCCATGAAGGCTTCAGGCTCGCCAATAGACCCCCCAACCCCCCAAGCTCTTAGCTTGACAGGGCTGCTGTACTCGGCAGCAGCACCAAATCTGAGAACCCTTTCGAGTGGCGAGGCTCAGCTCCTCATTGCCGGTTTTAATCTTTGGCCCCACGTTAGGAACGAGTTTCGCAAAGATCCCAACTGCAGCGATCATTTATTCGTCGCCCTGCAGGATTGGGTTGGCCCCGCGACGTAGATAGACTATAGCACATCCACTGAAGAGCCTCCCTGCTCGCGTTATGGTATGATGGATCATGTTGGAAACGCGCAAGGGTCTGACGCTCACTCACTGCGGGGCGATGATGTCGCGCCGGGTTGTCGAGCTTGGCAGGCTGGCGTTCCTGACAGAACGATGTGCTGTGTGCGGCCAGGAAGAGGAATCGGTTTATGTCAAGTCAGCTGGCAAGATGTCGAAGCTGCTGAGATGGAGGAACCTTGGACAGAACAGAAGCAGAGATCAAGTTGCACAAAGCTCGCAACGCCCTGATGGACCAGTGGCACCCGCAGTCCCAGCGGGTAGCTGAGTTCGAGCGAACTGTAGAGGTCTTCACGCGCATGACGTTCATGGTAGAGCCATCGGCTCATCTGATGGTCCCGTACCTGAGCGCCCTGGCTGAATGGCAGAGTATACCGAAGTAAGGCACGGTTCATGGCTTTGGAGCCAGGAGTCGAACTCTAACTATAAAAGCTGCCGGTCACTAGCCCCCCAACCTTCGGGTAATGCGCGGGGCATTTTTTTATGGTAGAATCTCGGCATGCTACCAACTGACGTAAACTTAGCTGATGCGTTTGACGCCCTGAACGACGCGGCCGTCGCGGCCGAGCACGTAGCGATGCCGCTCTCAAAAAAGTTTGAGTACGGTGGCTTCCTGGTCGAATGTGACGGTAAGTTTTACTACACTCGGCCTATGACCTCACACAAGACAGCTGAGATCTACCTGCACGCCATTATGCCGAAGACGTGTACTATGTCTGGGATGTTTCACACTCACCCTGGGGTAGGAAGCCTTGCGAGCTACTTCTCGGAAACGGACATCAAGCTCGCAGCGAAGCTGAATGTGCCGAGCTACATAGGCGTCACCAGCACAGGCGAGATCCACCAGTTTGTTGCGGGTCGCGACAAGATCACATACTCTGTGGACGGTCAGCTGTCACTAGGAGAAATTCTTTGAACTACTTGAACCCGCTAGACGAGATGAGTCATCAGGCGATGGGGTTTTTTTTGTGGTATGACCCAACCCTCACTGGGAACAGGAAGGTATCATGAGCGACAATCATCTGAATCCTTTGGACGACATTAGCTTCGCGGGACTGCAGCGCATCGAGACAATCGTGCGTCAGGAAGCAGAACCCGGCGACGTAGAATTAGTGAACTTCGCCAACCTGATCCGCGCGGAGCTGCAGCACCGTCATGGGTGATCGCGTACTCAGAGCATTGCAGGGCGCTCTCATGGACCCTCATACTCACGAGATGATGGACGAGACAACAGCTACAGCGTTATCACGGTGGGTCGTGGTAGCACAGCAGATCATGGAAGAAGCCGACACTCCGCAGCGGTTCGAGGAGTTCTGGAAGCTATACCCGCGCAAGGTCAACAAGTCAGGCGCTCTAAGCGCATGGAGACGAGCAGATGGCGACAAACACTTCGACCGCATCCAGGCCAATGTGGTTTCAAGGCTGGCCTCCGAAGAGTGGAAGCCAGATGCCACCGGCATGCAGTACATTCTTCACGCAACGTCTTATCTTAACCAGAGGCGCTGGCTCGACGAGGCAGCCCCACAAGAGGTCAGCAGATTCGACCTGTAGCACACGCTACCTCAATGACAGGAAGCCAAGATGACACCACGCCAACTACGCGAAGCACTCGCCGGACAAGTAGAAAGCGTCTGCCGTCAGTACCTACCGAACGGCCGCAAGCAAGGCCATGAGTGGGTCGTCGGCTCACTCTCTGGCGAGGAAGGTCAGAGCCTCAAGGTGCAGCTCGTCGGCGAGCGGCGCGGTCTGTGGAAGGATTTCTCGAACAACGAACTCGGCGGTGACCTGCTCGACCTCATCAGAGAATCGCAGGGTCTGTCGATCTCAGATGGCATCAAGGCGGCGAAGAGATACCTAGGCGTGGCAGACACACCGATGTCTCTGCGGTACGAACCAAAGACCTATAAGCAGCCCGAGCGCCCGGCGACTCTGGCTACGTTATCCAAACTGGATAATGCTCACCAAATGATGGTGAAGCGCGGACTGGAGAAGGCGATTGAACCCTATAAAGTGGCGACGGCTGATGGCGGCAAGACAATTGTGTTTCCATACCTGGACGCTCAGGGAGAGCTTGTGCATCTCGGTTACCGCGATGCTGCGTCGAAGAAGTTCTGGACGAGTAAAGACACGCGGCCTTCCCTGTTCGGGTGGCAAGCGATACCTAACGACGCCGAAAGCGTTGTACTAACTGAGGGACAGCTAGATGCGATGGCAATGTGGGTTTACGGTTTTCCGGCGCTCAGTATCCCTTTCGGTGCAGGCAAGGGACATCACGAGTGGATCTCAACTGAGTGGGATGAGCTTGAACGTTTCGATTGCATATACATCGCGTTCGACCAGGACGAAGCCGGACAACTTGCTGTCTCCGAGGTTGTCAGCCGTCTCGGACGACATAGATGCAAAGTGGTCACGCTACCATGCAAGGATGCGAATGATTGCCTCACAAGCGGCATCGCTGCAGACGTTATTAGACGAGCGATTGAGGAGGCAGCTGCCCTGGACCCCGCCCAGCTGAGACATGCTGGCGGTTACTATGAAGAGGTTCACGATGAGTTCTACCCGAAAGACAAAGGCAACATCGGATTTGCCCCTCCCTGGAAGTGGCTTGGACAAGGATTCCAATTTCGCTACGGTGAGACGACAGTACTGGCTGGCATCAACGGCCACGGAAAATCTGAGGGAGTCGGACATATCTCCCTCTGCGCTTTGGCGCAGGACGTTCGGACCTGCGTTGCTTCCCTTGAGTTTAAGCCACGACGTTGGCTTGCTCGAATTGCTCGCCAAGCGCTCTGCACAGTGTCCCCAGAACCTAGCCGTCTACGAGCGCTCCATGATTGGTATGCTGACAGACTCTGGGTCTTCGACGTCGTGGGTAAAACACGAATGGAAGAAATGCTCGACGTGTTCCTGTATGCATATCGTCGCTACGGAGTTAAGCTCTTTGTTATTGACAACATGTCCAAGTGCGGACTCGACGAAGACGACTACAACGGACAGAAGCGATTCATAGAGATGGCGACAGCGTTCGGTATCGAACACAACGTCCACATGCTAATCGTCGCGCACATGCGCAAAGGCGAAGGCAAGAGCGAAGAGAAGGGCGGCAAGTGGTCCATCAAAGGGACCGGCGCGATCACTGACCTAGTGGACAATGTGATACTCTGGTTCCGCGACAAGGGTAAAGAGATCAAGATCCGTGAGCTGAAGCGGCCCTGTCAGACGCTCGCGCCCGAGGAAGTAGCTAGGCAGTTAGTTGAGTTAGATCTGAAGCCTGACGCTGTAGCCGAGATCCATAAACAGAGAAACGGAGAGGGGTCTGAACCTTTTCAAAGATTATGGTTTCATTCCCAATCACATCAATTCCTGTCTGCTAGGGGAGATACCCCGGCGAGGTATTTCGGATGAGTATAGTTGCTTACTCAGGCGAGATTGAGTTCGACGGCGCGAGCTGGTCGGACCTGGACGGATGGCGCGTGCGCTTCCGTGTGATCCAATTGCCGGGCGACGCGACCAAAAGCAATCCGTTCAAGCAATTTACGAAAAGGTCAGGGGACCGTCCAGGTACTAGATTCGTAGCATCTCTACAGCCAGTCGCATACGGCAAACCCTTTGAGGGAGAAGTTGCGCTTGCAGCTTGGAGTGACTCAACGAGAGGCTGGACGGTCTCTTTCTCGTTCGCTGAGGAGCCCGTGTCGTTCGCTGGCTGTATCCGGCGCAGTAAAGACACGCCTGGTACTCGTTTCATGGGTGCACTTGTAGAGATCGATCACGATGAGACTGTGATCAACCAGGAGCAGCGCGAGAAGGTAGAGCGGGACATGACTGCTGGTCGCATCGCGGACAAGAAGTTGAGCGGCACTGCAGCTATACTCGGCAAGAACCAACAGTTTTGGGAATGGTTGCGCGAGACGGTTAATGAGGGCGAGTGGAAAGAGACCACAGCCACACGCTGGATCAAAGATTACTGCGCGATCAAAAGCCGAGCAGAGCTTGATGACCAACGGAACACACTAGCGATTGGAAGGTTTGTAAAGCTCCACTCCCAATTCCGAGAGTGGCTGGGGGATACATTCTATGGCAACATCTAACGTCCTTAGGTATTTGCAGAGGAAGCTGAGCTACATCACTTTTCGCACAATAGTGATTTTCGATGTATGGAAGAAATCGTTTGCTCAGTGGCGCGAGTTACAGAAGAACAACGAGCTGGCAGCGTTAACCACGCGTATTCGTGAGTTGCTTGATCGCTGTCCGCACACAATCATTCTGATCAGGCATGCGCACACCACGCCGTCTATGTTCGGAAAAGATTACGGGTACGACTACCTGAAGGTCTGGGCGAAGTGTAGCGACTGCGACGAGGAGTGGCTTCTCCAGGGTCGAACTGACGGCTACTTTTCAAAGAGCAGCAACCGTGAAGTGTACAAGGACGCGATCCGCCATGTCAACAGCCGAGATTAAGAGGCACTGGACTCGCGTAGCTGCCCTGGGATGCTGCATCAGTCACAGCCCTGGCCCAACCCTGCACCACGTCCACGGCGGCTCCTGCAGGTTCGTGGGCATCCACAAGGGCATGGGGCAGAAGACCAGCGACTGGCTTGTGATCCCGCTCGCTGCGCAGTACCATTGCGCCGGGCCTCAGGCTATCGACGGCGGCGGTATAACCGTTCGCGAATGGGAAGAGTTGTTCGGCACTCAGGTCGAGTTCCTTGAGTGGGTATCCAGAAGGCTTGGGGTAGATGTCTTCCAAAAAGCCGGATTAGAGTACAGGGTGAACTTCAAGTGAGCACGTTCCTGGTCAACAGCATCGAGGGACTGTTCGATACCGCCGAACTTGGCCGCATGGGTCCGTGGTCTGATAGCGGGAGGCATCACGCGTATTTCTATCTCGTGATTACCCGCCAGGGGTCTCACGAGCAGTTCGCCGAAATTGGTAACCTGCTGTATGAGCAGATGATTCTCTTCCGTAAGGCGACGCCGTCACCGGCTCAGTTATACTGGAGGACGGGCGACCGCATTACGATGTGGTCTGCCGATGAACCTGACTACGGGCCGCGCGCGCAAATGTACACGCGGATCTCGATCCCAGGGTGCAAGATTGATTCTGTTCCAATACTTGATGGTGTGATATGCCTACACTTATAGACATCCGTGACCGGATCGACGCTACTCGATTGGACGACCCAACGAAATGGACAGCCTGCGATCTTCTTGATAAAACGAAGCAGATGATCGAGAAGGGTCAGGCGCACGGTGACCAAGTTCGCTTGATCGTACTGGTGTGCCTTGAGGACAAGGAAGGTGTGCGTGACACCTATGTCGCGCAGCGCGGCATCGAGGACGACATCGCTGTGCTCGGCTGGCTTGAGATGTTCAAGGCCGAGGCCATCGATATGTTGGAAGCGGACATCGACTGATGCGACTCTTGTACATGCCTAAAATCACCCTTGGTGTCGAGAAGGACGCACAGGATATATTCGTTCAGCACGTGCGTGCAAAGGGATGGGGCCATCTGCTCATGATGATACCTAACGGCACTCAGCTCCCTGGAGACGCCAGGAAGCGCGCGATGTACATGAACTCCCTCAAGAAGCAGGGTCTGTTGCCCGGCGCGTTCGATCTATTCTTCGCGCACGCGGTCGGCAAGTACCACGGCGCGTTCTTTGAAATGAAGCGCACCAAAGGCGGCGTTATATCCCCAGAGCAGATTGTGTTCCACGGGAACATGCTTAAGCAGGGGTACTACGCTGATATCTGCGCCGGGGAAGACAAGGCGATTGCGAGCTGGGAAGAGTACATGCTTGGGGGAAAACCGCTTTGGTTCAAATGATTCGAGGCCGTGGCACAGGTCTGGAAGATCTTACTGAGCAGCAGCGCGCGTTCTCAGTCGAGTGGGTGAAGACTCGCTCGCCGAAGAAAGCACTGATTGCTGGCGGCTACTCCACGCACGGAGACAACACGTCAAGCGCCACACGCATCCGCAAGTCGTGTTTTGAATATATCGTGATGCTGGAGAGAGACATCCGCATCGACTCATCGATGAGCGTGATCTCTCTGCAGAAGTCCATCGCCAAGCTTGCCAACGCGAATCACAGGGACTTCCAGATCCTCGACGAAGACACCGGGGTATGGCGTCCTCGCACGCTTGAGGAGTGCACGCGAGAGATGCTTGATGTTGTAGAATCCTACGAGCTGATGTGGACGTCAGACCCGAAGTGGAAGCCTGACCCGAACGACCCGGAGAAGAAAGATCCAGGGCGCTGGGTGCTGGCGAACGTCAAGCTCCCCAACAGGCTCGAAGCCAAGAAACTACTGGGTCGCACGATGGGCATGTTCGAGAACGGCAAAGCTGCGCTGCCGCAGGGCGTTCACGGCGGTGAGGCGCAGGACCATGCTATGCTGAGTAGGCTATCTACCCCAGAGCTGATGCAGCTGCGAGCACTGATGCTGAAGGCGTCGAGCATGATTAGTCAAGTGACAGCGATTGATGTAAAGTCTGAAGTCCTGGTGGCTGGGAAGACGGGCGCAACAGCGGAAGTAGTTCCTGCAGGGCTCCCGCAGGCTCATGAACCCAGCCCCCAGGCAGTACTATCTTCAACTAAGGAACAGAAATGACACGACGCGAACAAATAGAGAAGCTGGTAGCCAAGGGGAAGTCAGGGGAAGAAGTTGGCCGCGCGCTAGATATAGATTCAGGCAGCGCTCGCAGAATAATGCGCCAGATAAAGAGCGATTCAGGCGCGAAGAAAACCACGGTTAGTCATATCATGGTTCCAGATTGTCAGATACGGCCGGGCGTGTCTACTGACTTCCTGACGTGGATCAGTTACTACATCGCAGATCGCAACCCAGATGTTCTTATTCAGATCGGCGACTTCGCCGACATGAACTCGCTCAGTTCCTACGACGTCGGCAAGAAGGCGCACGAGGGCAAGCGATACGTAGCAGACATCGACGCATCGAACGAAGCGATGAATCGCCTGATGGAGAAGGTGCCGAAGAATACCCGCAAAGTCCTTACCCTTGGCAATCACGAGGACCGCATAGATCGAGCTGTCGAGGCAGACGCAAAACTTGAGGGCGCGATCTCCATCAAAGACCTCAACTACGAGCACTTCGGCTTCGAGGTCTATCCGTTCCTTCAGCCTGTCGTGATAGACGGCGTCTCGTATTGTCACTATTTCCCACGGTCAGCGTCCGGCTCTGTAGGTCAGACGAAACGCGGCGCACCCAATGCGCGAGCACAGCTGATACGTGAAGGACGCAGCGCTGTCAGTGGACACCAGCAAGGTTTAGACGTGGCATGCATGCCTCTCGGAGGGGTACTGCAGTGGGGTATCATTGCTGGTAGCGCGTACCCGCACATAGAGAAGTACCTGAGCCCGCAGGGCAATACGCACTGGCGCGGCATCCTGGTGTTCCACGAGGTTCGTGATGGATATTTCGACCTGATGACTGTGTCGTTGGGATACCTGAAAGGACGATACGGCTACCGAACTGTAAAGCGCAAAGTGTGATACACTCCGACTGTCCTTAACCTGGAGATGCAGATGAAACGACTTTGGATATTACTTGCAGCCATTCAGCTGTCAGTGGTCGCCGCTTCTGGTGTGCCCCTCTCGACGGCTCAAGTGACTCCGCCACTTCAGCATCGCACGTCCGGCATCGACCCTCAGAGCCAAGCGGGGTGGCGCAAGAAGTTCAGCAAGGATGGATTCTGCGAAGGTCACGTCGCTGAGGTTATACCGTACCAGGACGGAGAGTTTCTGATTACGTGTCTGCATGCGAAGCTGACAAAGGGCGTGGTGCTGTCGCATGACTTCAAGGGCAAGCCTGAGTCTGCACCGCAGCCAGCGTCAGACGTCTTCGTATACGATACTCCTGAGCTTGCGGCTATAGATGCGCTGAAGTTCATTGACCAGGAGAAGAGCGAGGTATATGAGTACGGCGGCGCAATCGGCAAGCTAGAGAACGGCAAGTTCATCGTTAGCTATCCAAACACGAACTACTCAGGAGACAATGTTGCGATTGACGTCAGTCAGCTACCCGCTCAGGCGAAGCTGGTTGCAACGTACCACACTCACCCGTGCATACCGAAGCACAAGGTCCAGTTCTTCTCTCCAGAAGATCTGTACATCGTGATCTTTGGTCGGCTCGATGAGGTCTTCATGGGCGACTTCTGCTCAGGGATTGTTCACGAGTTCAAGTACGGCGACAAGCCTGACGAGACGCAGCTAGATGAGCATGTGTGGTCTACTGCTGGCCGCAATGTTGGTGTCTTCACTACGCACACCGAGGACGAGTAATGCTTCCCACAGATTACGACGCAAGAAAGGCTTTACCGCTGTGGGATTTTCTTTTCGGATACTTTCCAAAGGCGTGGTTGGAGGTTGTGCGTGTTGCTGTCGCGGGAAACACGCAGCATCAGAACGTAGGTAAGACGATTATATGGGCTCGCGAGAAGTCTACTGACCAACTCAACACCGCATTCAGACATCAGTTCGATTATGGTATGGGCATCAAGAAGGACACTGACGGTCAGTGGCACCTTGCCAAGGCCATCTGGCGGCTGTCGGCGCAACTGCAGCTCGACATCGAAGCTGAGGAGCGCGACTCAGAGCAGACGCTGGATTATGAGGCTATGGTGCGCTCTGAACAGGAGTCAGTCTCTACTGCGCAGTTGGAAGAGTTCCTAAGTGCTATTCAGCAACATCGCAACGGCGCTGGTTATTGATGTGCCAATTTATGAGTACCTTTGCTCAAATGGCCATATCAGCGAACAGCTGGTTCCTGCAGGGGCAGCCAGCGTCCAGCGGTATCAAACGATGGTCTGTGAGCGCTGTGATAACGACGACACACCGGAATTGGCGTCGCGCTCATTGCTTCTTGCGCAGCGCATATTGTCAGCGTCTCATGGGAGGGTGAAATGAAACCTGAGTGGATGACTTTCAGCAACGGTGTCACTGTCAATCTGAATGATTTCGACGGCGACGAGGTTGGAATCGAAGAGCTTGCGCTGTCACTGGCGCGAGTCAATCGCTTCGCCGGTCACACGAAGAAGGGGGTCACGTACTCAGTCGCTGAGCATAGCGTGTGGGTAAGCTTCCACGTTCCTAGTGCGCTAGCTTTCCCTGCGCTGATGCACGACATTGAAGAGGCAGTGTTCGGCGACATCCCTACACCTGCCAAGCATCTTGCACCGGCAGTAATCGAGGCTGGCAACAAGATCCGTCTGGCCATCTGGAGATCGCACGGCGTACGCTGCACGACTCACGAGTGGGAATACATCAAGGAATCAGATCACGTTGCTCTCATCACCGAGGCGCGCGACCTGATGCATCCGAACATCCAGAGATTCGTACCGTTTGACCGTGACTACTACATCCCGCAGATATTCCCTCTGATGAACGAGGACGACATCGTCAATCAGTTTCTGGACCGTTACAATGACGTGTCAGGTATAGCGAAGCAGGAGCTGGACGCTGCGGCGTACATGAAGAGCCTGCGCACTGCATGACTACCGTGGCGTACCGATCAGGCATCCTAGCTGCGGACAGTCGCAGTACCACGCACACCGATGCCGGTGGTGCGCGCGTGTTCCTGAGTGAGAAGCTGTTTCGCAAGTCCATCCTGGTCAACGGGGTGCAGCAAGAGGTTATCCTGGCTACTGCAGGCGAGACGTTTTCAGGTCTTGTCTTCGTTGACTGGCTGGGCTCGGGTAAGGAAGCTCCTGAGAACCTTATTCACGGAGACGCTGAGTTCACCGTGCTCGTTCTACAGAATGACGGGCTCTGGGAATTTGATAAATGGTGCAGAGGAGAGAAGGTGCTCAACGAGTTCTACGCGGTAGGATCTGGCGCGAAGGCGGCGATGGGTGCCATGCACATGGGCGCGAGCGCAAAGCGCGCGGTAGAGGTCGCCTGTTTGATCGACCCGTACACCGCTCCCCCGGTGGTAACGATGACCCTGCGGAAAGCCAAGGCCAGGAAGTCTGCTAAAATAGAGCATGGCAAACAAGCCGAAACAGCCAAGACCGATCAAAGCGCCCGCGTTTCAGGCAGTGATGCCCGCAAAGGGAGCAGCACTGACGAAGGCAGCGCCCACGGTGACTTATCGTAAGAAGAAGCGTATACTGGTACGCGATGAAACCTTGCGTTAAATGCGGGTCTACAGAGCGACTGAGACCCACTGTACGCGATCCTCTTGGCCGCTGTCGGCCTTGTGACGCGGCGTACCGTGTACTGTACCGCTCCAGGAACACCGCGCTATGCCTGTCGTATACGGCTACGTGGAGGGGTAAGAACAGGGATCATCTTAGGGCTTACGATAAGGCTCGGCCATCGTCAGATGCAGTCTTTAGGTCTGCCAGGAGGCACGCCGCCAAGCTGCAGAGGTCTGCAGTCTGGTGCCCGCAGTGGCTGATGAGGTTATACTACGATGCGTGCCCAGATGGTTTTGAGGTAGATCACATCGTTCCTATGCAGGGGAAGATGGTGTCAGGGTTACATGTTTCCTGGAATCTGCAGTACTTGACGCCGAAAAAGAACAGAGAAAAGGGGAATAAATATGCAGTCTCGTGCCAGGAAGTCAATGAATTTACCGGTAGCTCCGGGTGGCCCATCCAAAGGGCCGCGTAAATCGCTGAATCAATTTGTTGTTGGGGCTCCGCGTCAACCGCCGAAAGCTCCGAAAGGTTTTGTTCCAGGATCTATGCCTAAAGCTCCAGCTTTACAGGGGCTTGGGGTTCCTGCTAATCCGATTTTAAGCGGCAAGAAGATCACCCCCACGGTGAAGTCGGCCCGCCCTGGCGCGTTCAAGGCTCCGATGCCGAACGTGACTCAGCAAGGCCCGGCACTCGGCGGGCCCAAGCTCGCGAAGGCGGCTGCGGCTCTAAACCGTCAGAAGACTAAGACGAACAAGCTGCTCGGCTCGGCCGGTAACCCCCAGGGCGTCCAAGGCCCCACGTCAGTCGCTGACGACCAAGACCCGTCGCTCTAGCCGTGATCGAGCTGGAGGGCACCCCCAGCCTCACCATCCTGTCTGCGGAGATCTGCAGGCGTAAGTTCCGTGAGTTCGTCAGGGAGAGCTGGCACACCATCGAGAACGAAACGCTTCAGTGGGAGCCGTACTTAGATGCAATTTGTGACCATTTGGTATACGTGTTCCTGGGAGACATCAAGAACCTTATCATTTCGATCCCGCCACGATTCTTAAAATCTACTTTAGTTTCGGTCATCTGGCCAGCGTGGATCTGGGCGAACAACCCGAAGATCAAGTTCCTCACCGGCTCATACGAGATCGGGCTAGCGACCCGCGACGCGCTGCGCATGCGCGACATGGTGCAGAGCCCCTGGTATCGGGCGCGCTTCGGCAGCGACATCATCTTGAAGCTCGACCAGAACGAGAAGAACCTGTTCGTGAACAATGCCGGTGGTCAGCGCATGGCCGTGTCTGTCGGCGGGCGTCTCACCGGGTTCGGCGGCGACTACCATATCGTTGACGATCCGCACAACATCCAGGACATCAACTCGGACACGAAGCGGGAAACAGCAGTCCGCTGGTACAAGGGGCCGCTGCGCACGCGAGTGAACAACCCATCACAGACTCGCCGGGTTCTGATCGCCCAGCGCTCGCACTCACAGGACCTCACCGGGGAGTTGCTCGCGACCGAGGGAAAGAAGTACGTTCACTTGTGTTTACCGAATGAGTTTCGCAGAGCCAGCCGTTGTGTCACACGTATCCTGACGAAGGATGGCACTCATGGCAAGCTTGTGTACATCGATCCTCGCAAGGCCGAGGGTCAGCTCCTGAGCCCAGACCGTTTGACGGCAGAGGCAACATTGGAACTCAAGGACGGCATGACCGAGGCCGACTACTCGGCGCAGTTCCAGCAAGACCCAAACAAGGAGGGCGGCTACATCCTCAAGCGTAGCTATTGGCAGCCCTGGGTCAACCCGTCGTGGCATGAAAACCCAGGTATGCAGCGCGAACTGCCTGAGTTCTATGAGAAGATTCAGCTCTATGATACGGCCTTCGAAGAGGGGGAGGAGAACGACTACAGCGCGCGGCTCACCCTTGGTATCTTCCGGTACACCCCGGAGGTCATGAGCAAGGTACGCCTCCCGGATGGTAGAATGGTGGAGAGGGCTATTAAGAAGCCTACTCGCAACTGTGCGATTCTATTGGGCGCGTGGCGGGACAAGGTATCGTTCCCGGTGCTCAGGGCGCTAGCCAAGAAGTCGAACGATAAAGCGAACCCAGACTGGATCTTGATTGAGAAGAAGGCAAGCGGCCACTCACTTATCCAGGAGATGCGCAGAGGGAACATGCCAGTACTCGCGGTGAAGATCGACGGGGACGGGGACAAGATCTCGCGGGCGCACACAGCCAGCCTCTCGTTGGAGAAGGGCTGCCTGTTCTATTTGCCGAACGAAGACTTCTCCAAGCCGGTGATGGACGAGTGTGCTGACTTCCCGAAGGGCAAGAATGACGACTGGGTCGATTGCTTGCTGATGGGACTCATGTGGCTGCGTAAGCGCGACGGGGTCCAGTTCGAAGAAGAGGCAGGAACGATCAGATTATTTAGGCCCCGCAAAGTCAAGGGCATAGGCACTGCATAATGGCTCTCGAAGAACAACCAACGCCGACACCTGATGACTCAGACGACATCACTCAAAATGATGATGGGTCAGTTGACGTTGGTGAGATGAGCGAGAAAGAATCCAACAAGGAGTCAATGGCGCAGAAGAAGCATGACGCCAACCTTGCTGACTCTCTGGACGAGAATCATCGTCGCAACCTAGGCATGAAGTTGAAGGACTACCTGGGCGTGGACGAAGAGTCCAGGCGTGATCACTTACGCAGGCTGCGTAAGGGTCTGGAGATCATCGGTCTATCGGACATCCCCTCAGATGAGACTGTGTTCGAAGGCGCATCCACCGTAACTCACCCGGCGCTCGCCGAGGCTATGGTGCAGTTCCAATCACGGTCCATCAGCGAAGTCTTCCCGCCGCAAGGGCCGGTGAAGGTTGTCCCCGAGGACGACGTGGACGAGGACCAGGAGGATCAAGCGGATCGCATCGAGGTCTTCATGAATCGCCAGCTCACGAAGCTGGATAAGCAGTACTTCTGGAACGTGGACCAGATGCTGTTCTATCTGCCGTTCGCCGGTTCAGCTTTCAAGAAATGCTTTTACGACATCCAGCTCGGTATGCCGGTCGCGCGCTTCCTGCGCGTCGAGGACTTCATTGTCCCCTACGACGCCATGAGCCTGGAGGATGCGAGTCGTTACACTCATCGCTACTACATGACCGGCAACGACCTGAAGCGCGCGATAGCTGACGGCGAGTTCATTGAGCCCAAGGGTATTTGGAGGCAGCCGTATGTTGCAGAGAGTTCCCCTGAAGATCCTCGCATGCTTCTCGATCACGCTGATGCTAGAAACGTGGTGCGTCACGAAGACGACAGCACCTACGAGATGTGCGAGATGCATATCGACTTTCAGTTCACCAACGAGTCAGTTCCCCTTTGCCCGAAGGACACTATAACGCCGTGGGCGCGCGTGCCCAGCGGGTTCTACGATGCGACTGGGCAGAAGAAGAACGAGTTCGCGTACCCGTACATCATCACCTTCGAGCGTGAGACAGGAGAAGTACTTGCAATCCGACGCAACTGGAAGATCGACGACGACAAGCGCAGGAAGCGTGTCTGGTTCGTCCACTACAAATACCTGCCTGGGTTCGGCTTCTATGGGTTCGGACTACTGCACCTTATCGGTAGTCTCGGTGCCGCAGCGGGCGGAGCACTCAGACTTTTGCTTGATGGTTCACTCACGTCGTCTCTCCAGGGCGGCTTCCGAACTAAATCTCTATCTCAAGCTGGAGAGGTCCGGTACAAAGCGGGAGAGTGGGTTGATGTTGATGCGAGCGCTGAGGACTTAGCAAAGGGTTTCTACACGCCACCGTTCAAAGAGCCGACCCCGGCGCTGTTCAGTACGCTGAAACTATTGGTTGAGGGTATTCAATCGTTCTCATCGACGACTGAGGCTATGACCGGCGAGTCGCCGAACACTGGCCCGGTGGGAACAACCCTCGCCATCATCGAGCAGGGCAGCAAGGTGTTCTCCGCTATCCATAAGCGTCTGCACACAAGCGCTGGAGAAGAGTTCGGTATCCTATATACGCTGAACAGCGAATATATGGCTGACGAGAAATATCCAATCAATTCAAAGCAGTTCAACGGCATCAAGATAGGGCAAGACTTCAACGGCACGATCACTCACGAGATCCGTCCTGTCAGCGACCCGAACATCTGGTCGAGCACGATGCGTATCGCGCAGGCTCAGTCAGTGCTCGGGCTCATCACGTCTGACCCCTCACTGTATTCGGAAAAAGCCAAGCGCAAGGCGCACCGTGAGATGCTGAGGGCGCTGCGCGTCCACGACGTTGATCAGTACATGTCTACGGATGCGTACAGCGAGCTGGACCCGGTCAGCGAGAACATGGCGATCATGGCGAACACGCCGGTACGCGCGTTCTACGATCAGCTCCACACGGCGCACATCGCCATCCACCAGGACTTCATGCAGAAGACGATGCCTGCCTTGGACCCGGCGCTGCAGCAACAGTTCCAGATGATTATGGCGGCGCACGTAGCCGAGCACTTGGCGTTCCAGTACAAGGTAGAGATCGAAAAGACGATGGGTATTCCTCTGCCGCCGTTCGATATGCATGACCCGACAGAGACGAAGGTCTCACCGGACCTGCAGAACATGATCGCGTCCGCCGTAGCTGTGAAGGTCAACGCTGTACCCGCGCCAGCACCTAACCCGGCCGCGCAGCAGCAACAGCAGCAGCAGCCTACCTCGCAGCAACAGGACGCGGCGAAGGCTCAGGCCATCAAGACGCAGACGGATGCGAAGGTGCAGCAGGCGACGAAGGTTTCTCAGGCGGATGAGGCTCGCAAGCAACTCTCGGCAATGGGCGACGCGAAGCGCAAAGACACCGAGACTAAGGCCAAGATACGACGGGAGGATGCGCTCTTGCGCGCGAAGCTCCTGCGAGAAGGTCACATCAGGAACGCCCACGACATTCAGTTGCCGTCCGACAACATGAAGTTCGATGGCGGTACGCCCAAAGGCGGTCAGCAGCCTCCGCAGTCTCCCCCAGGGCAATCGATGGCACCAACTCCGCAGGGTCCTCCGCCATCCCCAATGGGCGGGTCCGGTCCACCCATCGGCGGTAGCCCGGCTGGTGTATAGTGGCAGTACACCCACTACCGCAAGAGGTACGGGCAGCTCGGTCCTACCTGAGGCAGCGAGGGATTAGGACTGAGGATATCTCGCCGCGCACCTTCGCAGGGGCAGCGAAAGAACAGAGCACTGGATTCAAGGGTGTCATGAAGTTTCTGGGCAATCAGTTGGCAGGTGGGCAGAATCAGGCGGCGGATATTCACTCCGCGATAGCTGATGAGGACCACGACAAGACTGAATCGCAGCTACCTACAGGCGGGCCATGAGCGTAGAGTCACAGTTGGCGGTGTTCATTTCCAAGGAACGTTCACGTATCGTGAACGCTTGGGGAACAGGCGTCGAGGACTACGGCACATATTTGCAGTGGCTCGGGAAGTGGCGTGAAATCAAGGCCCTAGAAGATCACTTGGCCGAACTCAAGCGCAAGCGCGGAGACAACGACGATGAGCCTACTGACGACAGACCTGCTGCCCGAGGACGTAGAGGAATCAGCTCCGACGACATCGCAGCCGACGCATGGTAACCTCCCGCTCGCCCTACGACCTATCAAGTGGTTCGTCCTGGTGCGACCGTATCGCCCGAGAACTAAGATCGGAAGCATCGCCCTTACCGAGAACGACCAGAAAGCTCAGGCTGTATTCAATGAGACCGGACAGATACTGGCGCTCGGAGGCTTGGTTGGTAAAGCTGTCACCACGTCGGGCCTTAGGTTTGCCGACGATCCCGATCAGCTGACGGTAGGCATGTGGGTCGCGTACCCGAAGCACTGCGGCTCAGAGCACTGCACCAACGACGTGATCGTTGACGCAGACGGAGTAGCACAGCTCGACACCCTGAAGACCATCAAAGAGACTGACGTCATCGCGCTCGTTCCTGATCCTTCTCGCTTGTGGGTTTGGATAGCTGGAAAATGAGGCAAGAGGATCTAGACTTCGTCTGGCCAATCCACCTACTCACCAACGTGTGGGTTGTCTGTGGTTCGCGCTACTTCAACGGCCGCCAGCGCCTGACGGACGAGCTGGATCGGCTGTCGAACATCCGCAAGCCACAAGCAATCTACTCGGGCGGATGTCGCGGCCCAGACCGCATGGGCGAGACCTGGGCGGTAGACAACAAGGTCATCGTTGTGAAGGTGCTCGCGGACTGGTCTAAGTACGGCCCGCGTGCTGGTCCGTACCGCAATGAGCAGATGGCTCTGCGCGCGGAAGGGGGAGCTTGTATTTGTTTCTGGGATGGGAAGAGCAGGGGGTCGCTGTCGATGATGAACAGAGCAGGCGCGCATGGATTATACCTACATATTGTCCGCGTATGAGCGGGAACGCTGCTGCAAAAAAGAAGTACCGTGAGTCAGCTCACGGGCGTAAGAAGCAGCTAGAAGGAGTGCTGCGTTGGCAAGCGGCCAACCCCGATAAGGTACTCAAGTCTCATCGTAAAACAAACGGCTACCCAGAGCCAACTCGTCCCATGCCGTCCTCTTGCGAGTCATGCGGTCAGATACCAACCGGGCGCAAGAAACGCTTGGATTTAGACCATGACCACGATGTTCCGTGGATGGCTCTGCGGTAAGTGCAACAGAGCGTGCGGGATGCTAGGAGATACGCAGGCTGCTGTACTCTTGCTAGTGGCATACCTCGGGCGCGTGTTAGATCGTACAAAACCTGTGATATGATAGGTACATACCCACTCAGGCTGTAGCCAGAGGCGTAACGAACAAGAATAAGGACTCAAAGTGCCCAAGACTTACGACCACAGCTTCAACGACCTGCATTCCGAGGACACCGTCGAAGGTGCCCAAGTGGACCTCCAACCGGAGGTACGGCAGGACGCAACCGGCGCAACGATCATCAACGAAGCTCCACGCAATCCAAATGCAGGTAAGGCTGACCAGTTCGGCGACATCGACAAACGAGTTGATGCCCCGGAGGAAGTCAACGCTGATGAGACCTTCGAAGTCGAAACCACTCGCAAGGATGAAGGTGGCAACGAGGACGAGCAAAAGGACACATTCGAGGAACGCCTCGGACGTGAGCGTCGCATGCGTGAGGAAGCTGAGGAGCGCAGCCGCCGCCTGGAAGCACAGGTAGGCCAGCTCACCCAGCGAGTTGATGTGGAAGAACAGACCCGCGCTGCGGATCTGGAAAACACGAAGGATCGCACGAAGCTCGACACTCTCAAGGCAAGGAAGATCAAGGCCAAAGAGGAGGGCGACACGGCTGCTGAGGTTGAAGTTGATGATCAGATCACTGATGTCAAGGCCAACATCAAGTCACGCAACGACAAGCTGGAGTCAGCTCGCGCTGCGGCGAAGCAGACCCCGGCGAAGGCGACGGTAGTCAATCCGAAGGCGCAAGCCTGGATCACGGCGCACCCCGCGTACGGTAACGATCCCTTGTTCAAAGAGGCTGCCTTGGCAGCCGACCAGTTGCTCTACAAAATGGGGCATAACCAAAACAGCGACGAGTACTACACTCGTCTGACGAAGATCCTCGACGAGCGGTTCCACGACAAGGTGAACCCAGAGTATCTGAAGTCGAAGCGCGGCGGCAAGTCCGGCGCTGGTGGAGTCGGCAGCAACGGTGTGCGCGGTGGAAGCTCGATGGAGGTACGGAACAGTAACCCTAACAAGGTTACCATCACCAAAGACGAGATCAAGATGCTCCAGAGCATGGGGCAAGACACCACGGACCCGAGAGTTCTTCGCGAGTTCGCCCGCAATAAGCAGGCTGATGCACGCAAGGAGAAGCAGTCATGAGTGAGAAAGGATATGTAGAGGTTCCCGAGTTCGTCCCGAACGAAGAGATCGACACGGACGACATCGGTGAGCTGCAGAAGCGCATCAATCAGATCAAAGCTGCTGGTGCCGCACAGACAAGTAAACGTGCTCAGACAGTTGAGACTCATGAAGTTGACACTGGTGATGAGCAAGTCCACGGCAACGTGGACGTGGTCGAGAACGAGCAGGATCAGATGAACTGGAGAGATCCAGGGAACCTTGAGATGCCCGGCCCCCGACCAGGGTTCGTTCAGAGATTGGTTCGGACAGCCTCGCGCGGTCAGCAAGACCCGCAGAACTGGTCGCGAGCCATGCGTGAAGGATGGCAGCCTAGGAACATTGATAGTGTTCCGAAGGAAGACTTACCGCCCACCGTCGCTTACGCAGGGAACACTGTCATTGGCGTGGAAGGTTTGATCCTGTGCGAGATGCCGGTACGCATCGCACGACAGCGTGCGAAGTTCTACCGTCAACAGACGGCCGTGCAAACGGAAGCCATCGAACGGGACATCCACAAAGAAGAACGCCAGGGATACGGTGCCATCGTGGCCGACCGGCGACAGAGAGTAAAAACGGGGCGGGGGGCAGACTCAGAGGACTAACATCTGGGCGTCTCCGTCCTTCAACAAAAAGGATTGAGACATCATGGCAAGCACGCTTCCGAACAGCCCCTACGGCTTCAAACCCGTCCGTCACCAGAATGGTGGCGTAATCCGCGCAGCTTCGTACACCATCGCATCGGCCTACGCCTCGAACATTTTCGCTGGCGACTTGGTCTCGATGGCGTCCGCCGCAGCCCGCAACATCATACTGAACACCACGTCACTTTTCGTGCGCGGCGTGTTCATGGGTTGCGAGTTCGTTGACTCGGCCGGTAACACCCGGTTCGAGAAGATGTGGGTTGCCAGCACGGCGATCCTCGCTGGCACAGTCATCACGGCCTACGTGTATGACGACCCGTTGATTATCTTCAAAGCGATGGTCTCTGGCGTCAGCGCCACGACGTTCGCCGCGACCGATGTCAATGCGTACTACGCTCCTGCTGGGCAGTCTTCTGGCTCGACCCTCACTGGCATGTCAGCCGAGTACGCGAACTTCGCGACCTACACGAAGACAGCCAACAAGAACGTCTCGTTGTTCCTGTACAACCTGACGGGCAACCCTGGCAACGATCCGGTCAACTTCGGTGGATACACTGAGGCTGAGTTCCTGATCGTGCAGTCCGACCTGATCGCGCAGTGGGCGCACACCCTGGTCTAAGCAGCAACCAACAAAAGAGAGAAGAGAACTACAATGGCAATGAATCGCAGTCTGTTCAAGAAGCAGTTGCAGCTCGGACTGAACACCGTGTTCGGTATGGAGTACAACCGCTATCCCGAAGAGTGGCGCGACATATTCGACATCAATACGTCTGTCAAGGCGTATGAGGAAGATGTGTTGATGGCCGGTCTCGGCACCGCCCCGGTGAAAGCCGAAGGCGCAGGCGTGTCGTTCGACGAAGGCGCAGAGTCCTACGTCGCTCGGTACATCCACAACACGGTTGCGTTGGCGTTTGCCATTACGCAGGAAGCGGAAGAGGACGGCCTCTACGGTTCAATCGCGGGCAAGTACAGCAAGTCGCTGGCTCGTGGTTTGCAGAACACCAAGGAAGTCTCGGGCGCAAACGTTCTGAACAACGGGTTCAGCACGTCCTATCCTGGCGGCGACGGTGCTGCACTGTTCTCGCTCAGCCACCCGATCTGGGGCGGCGGCGTGCAGGCGAACATGTTCTCGACTCAGCCCGACCTTTGCGAATCAGCCCTTGAAGCGGCCGACATCGCGATTGGCTTGTGGGTTGACGAGCGCGGTATTCGCATCGCTGCGAAGCCGAAACGGCTGATCGTTCCGAACGGCAACAAGTACGTAGCACAGCGCTTGCTGTTCTCGGACTTCCGTCCGGCGACCGGCGACAACGACATCAATGCTCTCAAGTCCATCGGGACGTATGCGGGCGGCGTCAGCGTGAATCACTATCTCACGGACCCAATCGGCTGGTACATCAAGACGGACGTTCAAGACGGTCTCAAGCACTTCGTGCGAAAGAAAGTCGAGCGCGGTCTTGAGGGTGAGTTCGAGACAGGCAACATG